GTTCACGCGATCTTTCATGTCGGCTGGTCGGGGATCAGCCAAAAGGCTACGGTTCCCCAATGCTCGCGGACCGAATTCGGCTCTTCCGTTTGCGACTGCAACAATTTTGTCTCGTAGCAGTACGTCAATGATGTCTTCGGATGGGTAAAAGTCGCCGCCGATGTCGTGACCGAGGTATGGGCCGCGCCATTCGATGTGTGATCCGTAGATTGCTAGTGCGGCACCGAGGCTTGAGCCGGCGTCGCCGGGATTCGGCATTATCCAAACTTCGTCCCAGATGTCAAGAAGTTTCGTGTTGGCTGAACAGTTGAGTGCGCAGCCGCCCATGAAAACAAGGTTTTGTGTGGGTGAGTCGCGCCGCACATAGCGCATCAGGTCAATTAAACGATTTTGATATATGAGTTGAACTGCTGCTGCTATATCGTATTTGTCTTGTTCGCAGATGATTGGGTGCGGCCAGTTGACTCCGTGGTGGAAGTTCTGTGTCTGGCTGTTCCACTTTGGGAACATTTTGTTGATCTCGGCCGCGTATCGGGATGGGTCTCCGTAGGCGGCCATTCCCATAAGTACGTATTCGTCAAAGCCGGGTTTTAGCCCGACTAGATCGGTGAATGCGCTGTAGAACAATCCGAATGAAATCGGGTACCGTAGCGATTCTCGTTTGCGGATATTGTTTCCGCTGGCGTCCCAAATCGTTGCGGTTTCAAATTCGCCGATGGCATCTAGTACAACTACTGTTGCTTCCGCAAATGTCGACGTGAAATATCCGGCGGCTGCATGACTGTAGTGGTGTGAGACCTGCACCTCTTTTGGCCATTGATATTTATGCAGTTTTTTGTATAGGTTTTGGTAGGCACCGTTGATGCCTCCGTGTCTAAATCTGCGAGCCCGCTTAAATGGACGTTTCTCAAAGTAAGCAATCAAGTCGGGCGGATCCGACATGACCTCTTCAATCAGGTCGTCAGAAATTGCGTAAGTGTTTTTTTGTTTGTTGTAGCGTTCGCTGTGCGCCGCAAAAACGATTTCTCCGTTGTCAATTACACTTACTGCTGCGTCGTGGCTTGAGTCGTTAATCCCTAGGATGCGCACACTGGCAGTTTACTCGTCGTCCTCGCTTGCAGCGGTATTGACGGTGTGGATGAGGACGCGACCGATTCGCTCGAGAACTGAAAGGTCAAGCGGGAACGGATAGTCCACTTCCTCCTCGGGGTTTTGATGTCCGAGAACCTCGTACGAAACAATTGGAGGTTTTCCTTCAGAGGTGTGTGTTGCAATGCCCTTAAGGAGGATGAAAGTGGTGCCGTTCCATCGAACTTCAAATGTTCCCCACTCGTTCGTGGTTAGTAGGACGGATTGGAAATGCGATGGAGATGAGGTGACTTCGGCCAACTGTTCGGAGTCGACTGAGGGCAGATCCTCGATGGAGGTGATTTCAATTTCTGTTGATTCTTCGCTCATGTCTAGATACTACATCTTTCTAGTGTCGCCGCATGTCACTGAGTAGGCGGTCAACCTTATCACAGTCGGAGTACTTGTATATCCATTCATTTATGCGGGTTTTATCGTGACCCAGACACATTGCGATCGTTTTTGCACGTGTCCAGAAGTGGGCGGAAATGTATCGTTCGCCAGAGGTGATCTCATTTACTCCATGAATGTATCTGTCGGTGCATGGCATCATGATGAGCATTCCGCGTTCCGGCTTCAATGAGATATTTGGCCGGTGGAAAAAGATTTCTCCGCCTTCAAAATCGTCGTTGTAGTAGAGGACGGTTGCTACGTCGTGAAAAGCAATAGGGAAAGCCGATTCTTTTGCTTCGCTGTTTGTGCGCCAATCTAGACCTGCCCCATACTCGTAGCATGCGTCATGGTGCAGCCCTTGTGTCATTCCGGCAACCCACTTCCGATAGTAAAGGGTTGTGGGCGTGAGAAAATGTTCTCCAAAAATTTGTTCGACCTTGGCGTTGATTTTTGATACTAGGACCTCATTGTCTTGAAGCAATGAAAGGTCGTTGCGCATATTGTCGCCGTCGATGGAAATGTGGTTTCTTTGAGTTGAGTGTTCGTGGTCACTCGCTGGAATTTCTTTCCAGAATGTTTCTGCGCGGAGCCGATTGTTCCAGAGGTTGATTTCGTCCTCGTCTAGGAAGTTCGGGAAAATGTAAAGTTGTTCTAGTCCGTCAATCTGACTCATCGTTGCCTCTGTAATTTTCTAGCACTTCAACATCTCGGATAACTTCGACGATCTCGGCTTCCTCGATGTCTTGTTCCTCTTCTGTCCCTGTTCCTAACATTTGCTGCACTTCTGCGTCTGGGAGGACGCCGGATCTGCCCATGAGTTCTAGTAGTTGGCGGGCTTCTTCTTTAGGGTCAAATGCGTCGACTGGTGCGGCACCCGTGTCGGTTTCGCTTGCCATGGAAACTCGGATCGGGGTCGCGGTGTCTGTGGAAATGTCCATTTGAACGGTGAGGTTGTTCTGGTCCATTCCAAGAAGTTTTGAGCGACGATCCATGATGCTCAGCACCTGCTGAATTGCTTTCATGTCAGGTTCAACTGAAACTTCTTGCCCATCGTCAAGGGTCACTCGTCGATGTTGTGTCATCGGCCATATTGCGGCTTGTAGCGCATCTAAGCGTTCCAGTTCCATTCGCAAAACTTCAGGGTAAGCCATCATGGCTTCCCGGTTCATTTTTTCGAGTTGACGACCGACCGCTTTCGACACAACTGATGTGCTGACATTGAAGCGTCGCGCAATTTCAGTTGTCGTCACGCCGGCCTGCCTCATTTTGAAGATGCGCAGGTCACGTTCGGCTAAGAATTCTCGTGATAGGGCTTTTCCACTGTCGTCGCTCATAATTGTTCCAAATGTTCAACTCCGATTACGCGGGTGTTGTCGGGGTCATATGAGGCCGGTTCGCCGATTTCCCATGCCTCGTCATATTTTTTCCAGCCAAATATTTCGACTTGTGTCATTTCTGGCAATACAGGCCTTGCTACAAATAATACTAAACCTTTTCCCAACTGGTGTCGCCTTACAGCGGCAGACATGCGGGTGCGGATACGTCGGACTTCAATGTTTTCACCTACATCGGCGAGATCCCGATACAAGTGATGTTCGCTCTTGTGCCAAACATGTCCAGACCAATAGCGGTTCGTTGCTTTTGCGACAGCCAACTCGCAGACGCAAGCCGCTGCTTGAGCAGTCCGGTCGTCCTCCATGTTCTTGCGGTGGTAATGCGGAGCATCTTGTTTACCCCAGTTGGCAGCACACCGGCGAGCAGCAACACTCAGCGCATGGTCATACTCCCACGGGTGTAGATCAACCAGTTTCATACTTTCATAAACTCCAATACTTCGAACGGAAACTTCTTGCCGCGTGTCATTTGCGTGGGCCATGCGCGAAGGTCTCGAGCACCACGGAAATGATTTACGTCGTAAACAAAATCGTGAGGGCGAACGGGGTCTGGCTGTAACGCGAGTCCAAACTCTGGCCAACGTGACCAGACAGCGGATCCAAACGGACGTAACTCGCGAGAGGTTTGTGATGCTCCAAGTGGAGCGTGGTGTTCCAACCAGAGCGCACAGTTGTAGGTTGACCGTATGCGGTCGAGATATTTTGCGACTTCGATTGCAACCGCTTCAGAAGTTTTAGTACCGGGGTCGAGAAATGCTTTGTAGAGGGGTCCCATTACTAGGATTTCTGGCTCGACTGCCTCGATGTGTTGTTCCAAGATCATTCGGTCTTGCACCGATAGCAGGTTCAGGCCGTCCGGCTTGATAACAAGATGGTTGTCACCTTTGCGTTCGTAACCCATTGACTTTGCTGCTCCGACGATTTTGTCGGACGTTCGTTTGATGATTCGCTCAGGGTTCTCTAGGTCAACGGTGAGCGTGCGTACACGTGGCATGCGTTGAAAAGTGAATGGGTGAACTCCGTATCCTGAGCAGATCGCCACTTGACGGGCAAGCATGGTTTTGCCAACACCTTCAGCGGCTACGACCATTACTCGTTCTTGTTTTTCCAATAGTCCGGGTAGGAGCCATTCATACGAATCGTCAGTTTCCTCCATGACGAAGTCATCCCAGTTCACCAGTCGGCCCGGATCTGGCTGCGAGAACTCTTGGCCTTGTGATAAGGCGATGTCAGCGATTTTTAGAAGAATGTGTTTTGGGTTTTTATCTGACGTGAGCAGATGGGCGATGTCGAGGATTGCTTTTTCTTGCGGAGTGTGCTCGACAAGTTCTGGCTCGTCACCGTCTTCTTCCTGTTCTTCTGGCTCGATTGTTTGGCCAGCAAACTCAGAGATCAGGGTTTCGTATGGGATCTGTTCGAGGTCGGTGGTTGACCCACCCGCTTGCAGGTGGTCGTAAATGTCTTTTTGAGTTTGGCTTCGCCAAATCGCTACGTCCGAACCGGCTTGAGTGAGGATGCCTGCGACAAGGTGTGCATGTCGGCGTCCGGGCTCGTCGTTGTCGACGATAACGTCCACGATTGCTCCAGCGAGAGCCTCAGTGTGTATGTCGAGCCATTTACCTGCCCCTCCGGGCATAGTTGTGGCACAAGCACCCATTGAGATGAGAGCGTCTGCATCTTTTTCTCCTTCCACGAGAAAGATTGGTTCTCCGTTTGCTTTTGCCTCTAAGACGGCGGGCAGGTTATATAACACCTTTGGGGTGTCTCCAAGGCTGTATGTCCAGCCCCCAGATCCGTCGGGCTTGCGTTGGCGGAAAGTCTTTTTGCCATCGGGTTCGGTGTATCGAACTTTCTCAAAAAGCAGGGTTCCGTCGGCGTCGCGGTATTCGTATTTTGCGACGAACTTTAGTTTTGGACGTTCCTGTTTTGGATAATCGATTGATGCAGTTTGCGTCTTGTCAGATGGTGGCATTAAATCTGAAAGTTGCAAACCGATAGCCGAGCAGATTTCAGCGGCACCACATCCGTTGTTCCTGTGACAGAACATGACGATTTTTCCATCGGAATTTTCTTTAACGGAAAGTGATGGGTTGCGGTCATCTTGACGGCATGGGCATCGTGCTTCCCATCCGTTCGCAGATTTTACGACGCCGTCTAGTTTCGACAGGAGAGTTTCGGTGTGGCCATACATCAGCCTTTCACCGCAGATACGTTACGTACCCCTTTTCCGGGAACAGAGATAAACGCATTGTTCGAGCATTCGATACCACGCTTCGCTCGAAGAACCGCTCGTGGGTATTCTGGCATACCTCCCCACACGCCTAGAGGTTCGTGATGCAGGCTCCACTCAAGACACTGTTCTTTGTATTCGCATGAATTGCAGATTTCGATCGCTTTTTCACGGTTCTGTCGCATCACTGCGATTGAACCATTTCGTCTTGGATCAAAATGCGGAAACCACCAAGACACTGGCATTTCGTAGCATGCACCGGCGCCGGCTGGTACCGGCTCAACCTTACTGTTCATCGTTCTCCCACTAACCGGAATATGTCTTCCCCAGAGAGGAACACCAGTCCACCGTTGTAGACGAGTGTGCCTTCTGGCCCAATTGCAACGTGTATGTCGACTGCTTCGACTGGCACACCGAATCTTTTGGCGATGATGCTGGCTGTCTTTGCGAGTCGTATTTCATCTTGGCCTGCATCGTGTCCAATGTCAACAGGATTCTCGTTAACTATTAGTAAATCTTCGAGTTCCGCTTCTTTTTCGGAGATGCGCAAGCACATCACACAGCCGAGGCGTGGGGCCGACGACGCTCTTGGGCGCGACTCGACATGGCCGCACTCGAGATGATGCAGGTACCGCACTTTTCCCCATGCGCCAACCCGTTCGATGTTTGTAACTTTTTTGCGAGGTGAGCGGCGATGTTCTGTTGTCATTTATGCGGCTCGGGATTTTCGATTACAGGCCTGTTCCAGTACACGGACCAATCAGCATTTGGGTCAACCGTTGGGTCAACGGGCCCGAGGTTCATGCTTACAACGAGACGAGACGTATCGGATTTGTTGCGAGACGTCATGTGTTGGATGTATGAGTTGAAAATGACACACGTTCCGACTTCCGGTTTCACACTTGCGGTGCCGCTCATCATGTTGCAGTAGTCGTAGTTGAAAACGAGTTCTGCGGAGCCCTCGGGCACTTGCGGATAATAAGTGACGCTGTAGTACTCGTGGGGATGTACGTGAAGATTGGAGTGGTGTGAGTGGGCGATGACACTCTGATTGTATTCGAGGTCAACAGCCCACATATCGTGGATCTCGTAGTCTCTGCCTGTTAGATGATGGAGGCGCGCTTTTACGGCTGTTTCCAGTTTTGTAACTTCCGGTGTGATCGGCATTACCAAATCTTCAAATTGAACGAACCCACGCGAAATTACGCCATAATCAGGGCATTCCTGATCGATGGTTTGAGCGTAATTGTGGATATCCGACGAGATTTGTTTTGGGTTGACCTCATCAATTTTTCCTACCCAAACACCAAGTTCAATAAGCGATATTC